CGCTGCTGCGCCAAGCGCAACAGTTGTTGCAGCCCCACCGACATTCAGCGTCGTGGCATTCGTGTTGAACACCGTTGCGGTTCCAGTCGCAGTTGTCGTAATGTCACCACCATTGACGGCGAGATCGCCAGTCATGGTCGTGTTTCCGGTGACCGACAGAGTTCCTGAAAGAGTTGAATTTCCAGTTACCGAAAGCGTCCCGCCAACGGTCGCATTTCCGATGATTGCGGTTGTCGCATTATTGATTGTCGCGGTTCCAGTAGCCGCTCCAACGCTTATCGTTGTCGCTGCGCCTCCGACATTCAATGTCGTGGCATTCGTATTGAAGACAGTTGCCGTAGTCGTGGTTGTCGTGATATCTGCGCTGGTTGACGCATTCACGGCCAAATCACCGGACAGCGTAGTATTTCCAGTTACTCCAAGAGTTCCAGAAATTGTTGCGTTGCCGTTGAATTCAGCATTTCCAACAACATCAAGCGTTTCGGATGGAGTCGTTGTTCCGATTCCAACACGGTCAGACTGATGATCGATGGCAAGTGTGCTTGTTGCCGTGCTGGATCTATTGCCAAGTCCATTTGAATATGGCAGTTGATATGCAAGGCTGCTCCACTGCGTAGAACCGTCACCTACTTTGAAGTTTCCGGTATCAGTTTCGTATCCCAATTCTCCATCAGAAAGCACGGTTGCCGCAGACCAACTTGCTGCCGGAGCGCGTCGAATTTGAATCGTTGTAGGCATTACTTTTCCTCCACATAGGAGGGCGGAACACAATACCAACCCTCTGGAAGCAGAATCTCGTTGTCACTGATCACCCACTCGCCGTTCTCCAGCAGGTAAATGCGGCACCTTACTTCAGGCCCGATCCTGACCGGACTGCTTTCCGGAACCAGAACCGCGCGTGTGCATCCAGTCTCTAATCCTGCCACCAGCGCGGCGAAGAAGGCGATGGTCGCTGTCAGCGTCTTTCGCTTTCTTGCCTTCTCGCAATAGCCGTTCTGCGATACCCGCGAACACGGACAGGATCGCTTGGATGACAGACTGAAGCATGGCATCACTTCACCTTGAGCGACTTGCTGCTCTTGTCGTTGTCGCGGGCGAAGATCAGGCCAAGACCGGCGACCAGCGCCGCAGACAGTGCGCCGATGTCGATCGTCGTGGCCGGGTCATTGTCGGTCAGGGCCGCAATTGCGGAGCCAACAGCGATCAGGATCGCGCCGATTCCGGCGCCCGTGGTCTTCCAACTGCCGCCAAAGAGTGCATTCGTCATGGGTTGTTCCTATCAAGATTGGCCTCGATACGGTCGAGGCGCTGGGACATTGCTTGCTGCTGAGTTGCAACCTGCACCAGCAATCTATCGTGGTGCAGGTATGAAGTTAGAACGGCTACGATAATCGTGAATGCAACGGATGCGATCGCGACCCAATCACGCACCGACAGGTGAACTGTCGCGTTGTTTGATTCCAGTGTCATTCTGCCACTTCCTCTTCAATCCATTGACCAAGTTCTTCATTCCAAGACCAAAAGCCATTTGATGGACTTGGAACAGGCGCTTCCCATCTGCATGTTTGCTCGTTGAGCAACCAAGACGGATATGGCTTAGGTGCAATGAATGCATCGCGCTGGGGATCATAGATGTACCCAACTCCTGCGTAATTCTTGCGAATTCGACCGTTGTACGAAGTCTGAATCCATGTTCCGCCAAGCAGGCTTGCGCACCACGCGGCTCCATTGGCCTCCTCGGCGTCTGGCACCACGATCACTCGCTGCACAATGTTGTTGCCATCGATTTCAGCGAAGTGTGCCATAGGTCAGCCTGTGTATGTGAATGTTCCGGTGGATTCAAACGCATGAAGCGTATAACTTCCAGAAGTAGAAGTATTTCCGCCAGATGCTCGCAGGCCACCAATGTAGGCAATAATCACGACTCCGCTGCCTCCATTGCCTCCTGCATTGAATCCACCACCGCCGCCGCCGCCGGTATTCGTTACACCATTCCCAACGGCTACACCAGACGATCTGCGTTCTCCATTACCACCCCCGCCAGTTCCACCAGCACCAAGTACGCCAGTGTTGTAGAAATTTCCGCCACCACCGCCACCAGCGTATGGTGTGCTATTCGGTGTGAATGTCGATCCGTTTCCGCCGTTGCCAGCAACGCAACTCGTCGCTGGACTGTTGACGCCTGTAGCGCCAGCACCAACAGCGCCAGCACCACCGCCACCAGATCCGGCATTGAGAACAACGGTATTGCTGCCTCCGTTGTTTCCCTGTCCAGATGTGCCAGCACCACCTGTTGCCGAAACATTGTTTGATCCGGCGCCACCACCAGAGCCGCCAGCAACTCCGTTTGCACTAGCACCAGAGGAACCGCCGCCGCCTCCACCTGTCGAAGATGTCAAATCGAATGATGATGTGGAACCAGATGCTCCCGCTGCACTTGTGGTTGCACCAGCACCACCACCGCCAACGACCACGGTGTATGCAGTTCCCGGAGTCAGCGTGAAGGTCAAAGACTTAAATCCTCCGCCACCACCACCGCCGCCCATGTTTATTGCTGGTGCTGCTCCGCCACCACCGCCACCAGCAACGATCAAGACTTCTGCTTGATATGAAGTTGATCCATCAATAGGAAGAACACGGTTGCGAACACGCAACTCCGGAATCGACATAGACCATGTTCGATTCCTGTGCATTAGATGCTTGAGTGGAAAGAGGTTGCTGCAGGACTTCCGCTAACGGAGGTTGCTCGGTATGCAATCTCCATGATTTGGCATCCGATGGTGTCAACAATAAACCCTGCGCCAGAAAGATGCGTTGAGTCGCTGTTGAATAACTTGGCGTCTCCCTGATTCTTTGTAAATGATCGAGCCTGACGCATGGACACGGAGTTGATCGTCGTGTCTGTGGCGTGAAGCGTAATCGTCAGATCGCACAAGGTGATCGGAATCCAAAGTCCGGTCGAGACATTCTGATTCCATCCGATCACCCGCAGAGACGGATTGGTGACAGTGTTGCCTCCGGTGTTCTGAATGAACGGAATGATCTTCAGGTAGTTCAGACGCTCCGTCTGAATCCACTGTGATGCTCCGCGCCCAGATGCGGTTGGTCTGGTTGTCGATGCCAGAATGCTCACCGTGCTGGATGTAACGGTGGCATTGGTTGTCGATGCAAGAGTCAGATCATCCGGATCTGTCTTCAGTTGAGCGAGAACATTCTGATGGTAGTAAGTCATTCCAGTTCCTCCAGTCGGATCTTCTTCCAAATTCCCTTACCGATGCACAGGTACAGGTATTCACTGTCCCAGCAAAGTTGGCCTTTATCGCCATTTCCGTTTTTCGGAGTGACGGGTCCAGAAATAATCAGACCGCTTGGTCCAGCATTGATGCCAGTTGCCATGACAGTTCCGGACACAGACATGCCATTGCTTGTCGCCCGCAGGACAGTGACATCTCCCATTGTTATGGAAAGACCCCCAGACGAGACGATCTCCATGTTTCCACCAATCGTCTGCTTGATCGTGGACATCTCTCCGCTTTCATTGCTACGAAGGGTGATGGTCGGTTCCGAGTTAGAAAGGACCATTGACCGCATGGTCAAATCGCCAATCGCAATGTCTTCTGGAATGTGCCTGTGATTGGCGTTTGCCTTGGTATCAAGCGCCTCTCCAAGGCCGCCAACATCCGACATGGCGTGGATGTGGTGTCGAGAAGCCATCGCACCAATCGCAAACTGAAGGCCAACAACATCGTCCATGCCGTGCTGGTGTCGTTCCTTTGCCGCTCCGATCTGACTTGGCGTCAAGTTTCCCCATCGGGAGTCGTAATCGGAATCAGACTGCTTCACAAGCACCTGATTGCCGGTGCCTCCAACAGGCACACCGGGGCCAGTCTTTCCTTCCGATCCATCTCGGCCATCGCGACCGGAAGATCCGTCGCGGCCCTTGGCTGCGCACAGAATCCACCCGTCGCTCGGCGGAGGGCAATTGATGCTGATGACCTTTGACGCTGCCCAAGAGCATCCATCCGCAAGGACGATGTCATTGGTCATGTAGACGAAATCTGGGTTGTATTGGCCTCTAAATCGCATGGTCAGTTCGGATTCTGGACATAGCCATAATCAGGCCGCGTCCAATTGAGCGAGGTGGCTGGTCTGTTGGGTCGAATGCGTCCAAGATCGCGCTGAAGAATTCCGTCTTTGGTCTGCGCGGTAGCGAGTAGAGGACCGGCCTCGATCTCGGCAATCCGCTGAGACAGACCTTCGTCTTCGTATGCCTGAGCAAACGCCCGAACATAGGCGATGAACAGAGCATCGACATACTTCGGAATCGGAATCTGATAAGAGTCGGCGGCTCCGCTTGCAATTGTTACCCAGTTCGCTCGATAGCGAACCGCGATTGCATCCGTAACTGCTGCCGTGGGAGTCGGGTAGATATCAAGCCGAACTGCCGGAAGTGCATCGCCAGCGGCTGGTTCTGTGCGCGTGAAGCAGGCGTGGGTGACGCTTGGGCCAGTCATGGTCAGCCCAAGTTGACGCAATTGCTCCATGTGATCCGGAGTGACCATCTCAATCAGATAGCCAAGCGACTGCGTCGAAATGATCGACAGCAGTTCCTCGACATCGCTTGGAAGTGCCACATATGACTGGCTTGCCACCAGATTCATGTACTTCGTCGTGCGCTCTCGGAATCGCCACGGGCGGCAGAACAGGTGATTGCCAGCCTGATTCACAATCTCAGCAAGACGCTCTGCCCGAGTCTGATTCGGCGCAAGCGATGGATACCCGCCGACAGCGAGGATCGCGTGATTCTTGACTTCTGCGAAGGTAGGCATGGAAGTCCTCTGGTGGGCTTTCGCCCACCAGAGGTTCAGTTCAGTGTCAGTGTCACTGAGTCGTGCAGTCGATCGGGCCGTTGAACAGCAGGACATTGATCAGTCCAGCCGAACCAGCAGCCTTCGTCTCCAGCGCGATAGCGACGGTCGTGTCAGGCGAAGAACTTCCGCCCTCGTTCGTCAGTTGACCAGCAGTATCGCTGAGGAACAACTTCGATCCCAGCACCGCGTTGTTGGTGTCGGGATTGACATTGGCCTTGGCGATTCCGCCGAACTGAACATCGATCTCAGTACCCGCAGCGCCAGCCTGCGAGCCAAGACCGATCACGACACCCAGATAGCCAGCCTGCGAGTGAGTGCCATCGCCGGTAGCGGCGCCGTCGTTGCCATCGGCCAACTTGACGCACGAGAACGGAGAAAGACGCAGAGCGGCATCGTTGTCCGGAGCGGACGAGTACGCGGCGCTGGTGTGATCGAACGAAGTGATCACGACATCGCCAACCGCAACAGCACTGCTGTGGCGGTTCATGACCTTGGCAGTCGTGCCGTGAGGCTGAATGCCGATGGGTCCAGAGGTGGGAGCGAGAAACATGTGTGTGTTTCCTTTCTGTGTTGAGAGTAGGGGGTGGGACTAGCCCACCCCCCATTCGGTTCAGGCGAGGTTCAGAGGAGCGACGATGCCCATCCGCTGACGGCTGTTGCAGAACAGGTTCCACCAGCAGTCCACCACCTGCACATAGGTGAAGGGCTGATTCGGATGACGCATGACCTCGTGCTTCTCGAAGTAACGGCGAGCGTGATAGATCGGGGTCAGGTAGTTACCGTTGACCCAGAAGTAACGCGCGCCACTGTCGATGGTGTTGGAACTGCTCTCAACAGCACCGGCGGTGGTCGATGCCGCCGAAATGGCGCCATCGTGAGCCGTGCGAACGCTGCCACTGGAAACGCGCGGGAAGATCGCCGCCGTGTCAAGGTTGGAGCAGTACATCAGTTCGATGCCGCTGTACGCCGGAGCGTTGTAGGCAGCGTCCTGATACGACACGAGGGTGTCGTTGCTGGCGCGCAGCGCCTGCTTG